TACTCTTCCATGTGTTACCTCGTTAAGCGCGGCTGATGCCACGGGGATCTTCAACAACAGCCTCAACCTGATCGTCATTGATCAGACGGAATTCGCGGTCAAAGATTTTCAATCGCGTACCGGAATAGGCACGTACCAAAACAAAATCGCCTTCTTTGCACCAAGGGCCATAAGGAAACTTAACCTTATCCTTGTATGCGTCGAGGCCGATCTTCACTACAAAAAGCACCGTTGATGCAGGCTCTTCCTGCTTGATAAACACATCGGGCTTAACAATGTCCGTGCCCTCAAACGTGTCATCCATCTCAGGAATAGCGCAAAGAAGTTTCCACCCAGTTGGGGCTGGGATTGTCTTTGCTTTTTGCTCCGGCGTAAGTTCTTCAGTCATTGGCTTCGTCCACTTTTTTAGCAAGGTCGATGATGTAACGCTCTGCGATGGCTAGACCTTGAATGACACCACAGAGTTTCCGATACTCCTCATACGATTGACACACGCCGTTAGCCAAATCATCAGCGTAGTTGTTCAAATCGTCGCGGATCTTTTCGCGCAATACGCGGGCAAATTCATGAATCATGCTTTACTCTCCGGTTTGCGTTGTTTGTTTTGCATATTTACCTGCGCCTTATGCTTGGCGATATCAGTCCCGATGCGCAGCCCCTCAAGCTCATGCTGAGCTTCCTGCTTGGCTTTGCTCTCTTGAATCTGCGCACCCATCTTCATCCCGGCAAGCTGCATGTCGCCGGTAATCTTTTCCCTGTCTAAGTCAAGGCGCGCCTGATCCAGCGCGTTTTTGCCTGCCTGCGCCTGCGCTTGGGCTTGTGCTGCCTGCGCTTGTGCCGCCGCCTGCTGCATCTTTAGCTGCATGTCTTGCTGCTTTAGCTGCGCATCAAGCTGGGCTTTCTGCGAGTCAAGCTGAATCCGAGCCTGAGTTTCCTGCTGGCGCATCTGCAACTCTTGTTGCTTGAGTTGCAACTCTTGCTGCTGCATCTGGATCAGCGGATCTTGGGCTTGCTGCTGCGCTTGTTCTTTGGCTTGCTGCGCCTTGTTCTGATCCACCACCTGCTTGGACGCCTGCGCAATCAGATTAGAGAGCGCGTACTCGGCCTCGGGCGGCAGATCGTCGTCGTATTTAGGCAACGCCGCGCCAAGCTGTTGCTCTACTTGATAGCGATACAGGAACCCGGCATGTTCTGCGATATGCTCCATCAGCGCGGCTGAGATCTGCTGAGCTTTCGGGTTCTGCCCCAGCGCCTGCGCAATCGTCGGATCTTGGATCATCGCCATGTGAACCTGAATGTGCGACTTGTGGTCTTGGTAGAAGAACGCCTTGACCGGCTCGCTCTTCATCAGGTTCATGTTTTCTGTTACCGGATCGCGCGGCTTCATGTCCTCTGGCAGCGGCACCAACTTGTCCGCATGCTTAACGCCCAGAATCTCAAGCATCTGCCGGTGCAACTGCGGCAAGTCGTAAATGTCCGGTGCCATCTGCGCCATCTGAATGACGGCTTGATACTGAACAACCCGCTGGCTCAACGTAGCCGCATTAGGGTCACTAACCGGGATAATATCTACATGGTTATAATCAGACTTCTTCGCCTTGCGCGGCCCCTCTTCTGGGTCGTAGTCGTATTCTGCATCGGTTTCGTCCCGAACAATCTGCGCAAGCAAGCGCAATTCCTGCTTGAAGCTGTAGTGCAAGCGCGCCTGCACCGCCGTCATTACCTTGAGTTGGCGCTCCAACAAAGCCAGCGTGGTCCCTACTGGAGCCTGACTCGACATGTCACTAACCTGCATGTCAGCAGTCGCAGCAAATCTGCGCCCCTCCTCCACAATAGTGGAGAGCAACTGATACAGGACGTTTGACGGTTCTTTATATGGCAGCGGCAGGATGTTGTCGCGCAACGCCCCGGACCCAATATCTACATCGCGCCACTCTCCCGGCGCAATCGGCGTGTCATCACCCTTGATGCGCAGCCCACGGGACTTTAATCCTCCGGGCAAATTAGATAGCGTACCCGCGTCCACAAGCTGGCGCATGATGCTGGTAGCTGATTTGGCAAAGCCACCAATCAGATGGAATAACCCAAACCCATACGCACCAAAGCCGGGGATGTAGTCGTACTTAACAAAGTGCTGGCGCTTCAGGCAGAACTCATCATCCTCTTTCCAATTGCGCCGCACCGCCAATACATCATTGGTGCCTTTAACAATTGTGATTACGTACGGGCGAGCAACGCCCGTCTCTTCCCCATCTTCATCCTTGTCCTCAAACCCGGCAATATCCAGATCAGCGTGGATCTCGTAAATAATGTAGCGGTCGTCGTTCAGATCGCTAAAGCCAGTCTCTTTGTCCTTGGCTTTCTGAATTTCTGTCTGCTCGCGGCTGGGATCAGGTAACGTGATGTCGCGGTAGAAACCCGCTTGTTGCAGGCGAACAATCTCCTGCTCAGTCTTGCGCATAACGTGCGTAACCCGATAGCACGTATCCAGATCTGTGGCTCCGTACGGCAGAATAATGTCCTCTGCCGGTACAAACATTGATACCGGGCGATCAAGCGACGGATCGAAATAAACTTTCTTGAAAGCCGAACCTGTTGCGGGTAAACTCCACAGCATGCGTTCATGCTCGGGCCTAAACTCGCGCATCACTTCCGTAAGCTCGTAGTTCAGGTCATCCTCAACTCGCTTAGCGGCTTCTTTTTTCTCTGGCGTCTCTTTCCCAAGAATCTTGGTGCGCACCGGACCTTGCGCTGGGAACGACTCAGTGATAGCTTCAGACTGGAACCGCACAACGGCTTCCGTAATCATGGGGTGGAACACGCCACAGGCGCCGTTCCACGGCTCCGTGCGCTCCTCATACTGGAGGCCCAAGAGTTTCAGCCCCTCTTTGTATGACTTCTCCCAGTCTTTGCGCGACTGTCGGTCATTCTCAATAGCTTCAGCTAGCTCCCCCGCCAGCATATCCAAGTCGCCCGCATCAATATCGTCGGCAAGGTTGGCGTAAAAGTCGGACTCTTCGCCGTCTTTCTCAATACTGATCTCAAGGTCACCGGCCTTGATGTTGACCGCCTCCGGGTCAACGATCTCAATCTCCAGCGGTTCTTCCTGCGCAGCCAGCGTATTGATGCCCTGCGGCGCGCTATACAGCGACTTGTCGATGTTGGTAGCCATTGTTTACCTTAATAATATGCAGCCGTGCGACGGCGAAAGATTGACGGCTCATCCCGCTCGTCCGAATCCAACGCAATAAACCCACCTTGGCGGTATCGTAACAGGGCTTGGGTTGTCGTATCCACGTAGTCGTCATGCTCCCCCACTGGGAAAGCGGCAATCTCTTCAATTACTTCCCTAGCCCAGCGCGTATCCGGTGCCCAGACCTTGTTGGAATGGAATAAGTCACTTACGGCGTTCATCCGAACCATCTTGTCATTGCCGCGACTCGGGGAAAACTCTTGCACAGGTATGCCCATAGCCCGTAATTCTTGGATAAGCGGTCCGCCCGCTGCCTTTTTCTCCACAATGAAGGCATCTGGATCCCACTCCTTCCAATGTTTGTATGCCGCCGACTTTAATTCAGGAAACGCCATCCGATCTTTGAACGCATCAAGCAAAATTACCTGCGGCGAGTTGTTTTCTTCCTCATTATAGAAGACGCCCCACGTAGTACAGGCTGAATAGTCCGAATTGTTCTTGGTTTCAAACGCCGTATCCCACGACTGGATGATGTACTCGCACGTGGGTGGGTCATCATGGGGCCAAATGCGCCAATGCTTGCGTGAGACGACCGCTGAAGTGTCGGCTGTGGGCTGCTGCATGTACTGCGCATTCCAAAACCGGGGGTCCATGTTGGCTTTTTTGCTTTTTAGCTGGTCAAGCGGCCACTGCTCAGGCCAAAGTGACTTCTCGTTGGGGCTGTCTTCGTTCAAAATGGCCGGAAGCTCGACAATTTCCCACTGATCCGCGTTAGGATTCTTGGTTTGGTAATCGATTAAGCGCCCAGTCAGGTCAATCAAAGACCAGCGCGTCATAATTACTATGATTGCGCCCCCGGGCATCAGGCGCTGTAGCGGCCCTTGCTGGAACCAGTTCCACGCAGTATCAAAAGCCAGCCTAGAATTAGCGCGTACGTCCTGTTCTGAGTGCGGATCGTCAATCACAAATAGATCTGCGCCTCGCCCCGCTAGCGCGCCCCCTACGCCCGCGGCGTAGTACTGCCCACCCGCAGTAGTTGACCACTTCCCAGCGGCCTTCTGATCCTCTGCCACGCCCGTCTGGGGGAATATCTCTGCATACTCCTCCGAGGAGATCAAGTTTCGGATGCGCCGGCCAAAGTCTTCCGACAAACTCGCCGTGTGCGTACCCATGATGATCTTCTTTTCGGGGTACTTGCCTAAAAAGTAAGCAGGAAACAAGTAAGACGAAAACTCTGACTTACCCATACGCGGCGCGATATTAATAATCACCCGCTTTTTTTCTCCAGAAAGAACTGCCTCAAAGATTTTAGCCAGTTTTTTGTGGTGGGCGCCTATCTTAAACCCCGGATACACCGCGGTCGCAAACCCCAGCATGGAAGTTTTTGCCGCGCCCAGCCGCGCGCGATGCTCGCGAATCTGTAGATCCTCAAACAACTCCATCTTGTCCGCAGTGGACATATGGGGAAGCGCTCGCTGGAGCGCTTGAAGCTCAGCCTTGCTGAGCGTCGTGAAATTGTTGGGGTTCATGTACGTCTACAACATCAACAACCTGCATAAAGCGATTAAGCTTTTCTTTAATCCGCGTCTCCAACTCGGAATCCGACATCTCAGTTTTCTTGATCTCGATCTTTTCGGTAAATAAGCCTACCTCGGTTACCTTGCCAAGAAGCGCTAAAGCCTTTAATCGAATGTTTGGGTTGTTGCTTGTGGTCTCTTCAAGAATCTTGGCCACCGTGTAGCCGCGCAACTCTTTAGCCTGCTGCACAAACTCCCAATCATACGCCGTCAACATACCCGTTAATTGGCGCACAGCCAGCGGCGTCTTCAGCTCAACAAGCGCTTGCTTCTTCTGCCCATCTTCCGTCACGGTTACCAGTGACTGAAACGCTTCGCGTGCGCTTGCCGCCTCCAACCCGTCAACAATCTCTTCATCAGGCGTCACGCCCAACTTCTCCAACCAATCCGCAGTGGCGAACTGCGCCGAGAGCACTTCATTTGGCGTCGCTTTTTTGAGCGGCTTGAAGTCTCCGGTGTCTGCTACGTCTGGCTCAAAGTTGACGAGGTGGTTCAGCATGCCTGCAACTGTACACATAAACAGCGCGAATATGCAAGTGTGTAGCGTTAGACAAATGTTTTTCTAAATTTTTGTAGTAGTGGGATGGGGGCGCGTTTTGCTTTGGTAGGGGGGTATTTTCTGTATGAGGTTTTACAAAGTGGGTGGAGCGGGTGAAGAACAGTGTTCGTGGCGGCGCGTGCCACGCCATCGAACTGAGGGGGGGGGGGGGGGGGGGGGGTCGGCAGGATTTGCCGCGGAGCGGGCGGGGCAGCACAGGGCGGCATCGGATGCCGGCGCAGCACAGGGCGAGAACAGGGCGAACATGGCCGGCTGCGCCGGCATCGGCTGCGCCGATTGAATGGCCGGCTGCGCCGGCGGATGGATGGCCGGCTGCGCCGGCATCGGGAACATGGCCGGCTGCGCCGGCATGATTGGCCGGCTGCGCCGGCACCGGCTGCGCCGATTGA